GACAAATTTACTGACGTAGAAGCACTTGTTCCAGCTTGTAAGGGTGATAAAACCATCAAGTAAACACGCGCCATAACATAATCATCGCGATGATTAGGAGGTATCACGTTACATATTTGACCATAGGGTACTTCAAATGAAACTTCACTAGTTAAACCTAAATTTAATAAAACATGTGGATAATTAAATATTGCAGCGTGATTTAAATTATTGTAATCGTCATATACTGTAGGGTTACCTGGCACTGCAAATATTGCCAAAACTCCTTGATGGTAATTGGTAGCATCAGTTCTTATAGTGATTTTAAAATTACTCTTATACAATGCATGATACATCAAAGCTCCATAAGTTGCTATTCCTTCTAATTGAGTAAATGTGGAAGGTAAACTATACTCAGAAAGCATGGTAAATCGCGTATGTGAAGTTTGCCAAGTAACCGGATTATTATACAAATAATCACGTTCGAACATAGATTCTAGAGATATAGGTTTAATTTTAGTCGTATCATCGTATGACACTATAGTCTGTATACTATTATCATGTGATTCAGATGGGTCTTTAGTTACAGTTTCATCTCCGTCATCTATTTTCGGGGTAGTTTCTATTCCAGATTGGTAAACATAATTACGTAATGAAAATTTAACTTTATTAGTTTTCTTAACATTAATCTTATCTTTCATAAATTGATATATATTAGTTTTCTTAAGTATAGACTTATGACTAGGATAATTTTGTACATTTCTACTAGTAATTACGATATCGCCCACGTAGGGTTCTATCCAACTAGTACTCTGAAATGTATGACTAGATTGTGGGAGGCGTGTCTCTCCCGGATGTGGTGGAAGGCTTGACTCTTCCGGAACAAAACTCTTAACACAAATATTTGCCCGAGTTTTGCTTCTCGAGCTGACCATATTGGGACTTATTTCCATAGTCGACAACATTGTCATTTTTTGTTTGCCATGATATAGACTCACACACCCCATGGCTGACGTGTGAGCCGTACCAAAGTAGGAATAAATCTAAACACGCGCTGCAGTCCGCACGTACACACTTAACCCTAGGCGGACGGTTAAGCGGTCAGTCCGACTTTGCCACCTACCGCAACTTAGCCTGGCCGTTGGAACTTTTCCTTGATGTGGGGAACCCAGCAGGAAACTGGAACATCAAGAACAGGATAGTTGAAGTTGTTGTGGAAGGTCATCCCTCCCCTTATTCGATGAGGGCAACCACAACGTTGTTTTGGCGGCTTTTCCGGTGCTGTCGCAACAGATTCCACTCGAAAAAGCAGAATTTTACGCAGTCTGGTAGACTTCATTTTCTAGGGCACCTACCGTTTTTACCGTTCAGTGTTTCCATCTACCATAGCAATTATTCCACAAATTGGGAAGGTTCGATCCTATCCCCCAATTTGTGGCGTGTTTTCCCAGGACACTAACACAAAGCAAGCACACATACACCTAACCTCACACATACGAGACACAGCACCGCCTCGCATTGTAAGGGCCGACACTCGACACTTTTACAACTCCAACGTAATTAAATACGTTGAGTATCCAAATCCTTGTACTCGTATTCGTGCGCTCCCATGGCGTACGAATCTATGCTTTACACGTTTTAAAACGTTCTATCTCAATATCAACTCTAGTATTGTAGTACTAAGTATCCGGTTAACGCACGCATACTCAACGCAAATCCATATTTACGTTAGAACCTATGACACCTATCATGCTATATGTATGGTAAGCAATCAGATATATGCTCAATGTGAATCCACATCCACATTAGCTTCCTTGACATTTCCTATACTCTACACGAGACCATTCTCGTATAAGCTTTTCTAAATGTTATTTGTGTAAGACCGAAAGAAAAATCCTACCGTGTACAATAGTGCACTACATCATAGTACACTACTGTCCGCAATAATATGTTTGTTGGTTATAATACAAACATACTACTAACGATGGATCGGATTAAAAGTGTATGCAGTCTTAC